CCGACACGTCTTCGACGTGTCGACCAGGCAGCGCAGATGGGTGAAAGCCTATCGTCCGAATGGGGCAAGTTACGACCCCTGCTGACACCTTGCGGTGGCATTTTGTCAGACTCCACAATCGCGTGGATAGATCGGTCTCCACCACTCCCCTCTTATCGACGGGGCTGGCTATGCCAGGTAGTGCTTAATAAAACGGCACGAGATAGGGACGCGCAAGCGAGGACAGTAACCACTAAAAGGTGCAGAATGGGAACATCTAAATCTCGAACCGCTGGGACATACTCCCTCACCATCCGGAATCCGGCTGGCGGGGTTGTGTCTCAGTACGAGGACGAGGCCGATGCTTTCCAAACTGAAACCTACAAGCCGGACCGATCGCGAGATCGGAAGGCAACCGGTTGGTGGTTATACCCTAAGTCCTACAATGTCACCAGCCGCACGACCGGGATCCCTACAGGGATCATCGATTTCGTGTATGACCACTCCCAGTACCGGGAGACCCACTTAGGGTCCCTGATAAACATGGGAGGCTTCGGCGTTACGTGTCAGCCCTGGGATTATACTCTCGTTACAGAAGCAGAAATAGATGCTTTGCTTTCTGTGAAGGATAGTAAAATTAACCTGGGCGTGGCGTACGCAGAGGCGGGGAAGACTGCCGATATGATATCCGGCAAGGTCCTCCAGTTGGCTAAGGCGTACCGCCAAGCCCGGAAGGGAAACTTTCGGGGCGCGGCGAATACGCTCGGTGGCAAGGGGAAGCAGAAGACAGCATCCAACTGGGCTGAACTCCAGTGGGGATGGCTTCCTGTCGTTAGTGATATAGTCGGCGGCGCGCAAGCGCTGGCGGAGACTCAGTCTCCCGCTGGCTGGCTCATTACCGGCAAAGGCAATTCCACGCGTAGGTTTAAGGAATCTTTCCTACAGACCCGCGCCGGAGTTGAATGTCTCATTGAGACCCAGGAGAGCATGGGAGCCTTTGTCAGGTTAGATTATCTGCCTGGCAACGACTTCTTTGAAGCACTGAAGTCTCTGGGTTTGGGCAACCCGGCTGAGATAGCCTGGGAGCTCGTCCCTTACAGCTTTGTCGTTGATTATCTGTGGCCAATCGGTGATTGGCTCAGTAGTCTCGACGCGTCTGTGGGACTGACATTCCTCTCGGGGAGTGTTACTAGAAGGCGTGAGAAGACAGGTTCACTGGTGTCAACAGGAAAGTACGACATCTATAACCGAACGTCCCGGGTCATCTATGCAAATAGTTGGTCCCGAGACTTTTCGCTTAGTAGAGGCGTCTACCTAGAGTCACCAATACCTTATCCTCCACCTCCTAAAAACCCGTTTTCGGCAAAGAAAGTGGTAAATGCCTTATCACTTTTGGCGCTTGCGTTTGGTAAGCGCTAGCAATTCCGCTAGTGCTAATCTTGTGCTTACCACACACGTTACCTCACTGAGGACTCTCCATATGCCGCAAATTGCGGACATCTCCATCAATGATGGAGCGGCAACGCCGTTGGCCCACCTGTTCTCCGCCGAAACCACGAACGGCCGTCTGGCCTCGTGGAATAATGAAGCGGCCGCCACCCTTGCGGGTCGCGAACGCATCACGGTGGAGGTCGTTAAGCCTTCGTCGCTGTCTGGCGCGTATCGTCATTCGACGACCATGCTGCTCCCTGTACTGGCCACCGTGGATGGCGTTCAAAAGGTGGTCCGCTTTATCAAAGCGGATGTCACTATTCACGCCAGCCAAGAGTCGACCGAGCAGGAGAAGCTGGATGCGTGCGTTCTCTTGTCGAACTTCTACGCCAGTGTACCGGTGAAGACGTCCGTCAAGAAGATGCAGCCTTTCTACTAAGACGGCTGTATCATCATGCGCTCGCTGATCTACACTCAGGTAACTGAGAGTAGTCCTCCAGCTGGCTCCCTTACTGTCCTTCTAGGACGTTTGACCATTGGAATCTTTCTATGGATCCTCGCAAGCCTCGCCCTTCTAGGGCTCTTAACGGTGCTGTATCTCTCGACCTTGGCCGTTTCAGCCGAGAGCTCTTTGAAGCTCTCGACCCGAACGGTCTTACCGGATGCGGAAGCGCTCCCAGAATACCAGGCGGAGGAGATTTCTCCCCAGACTGGTTATCCTGTAGCCCCTCTGTATTCGGAGTGAACTATCTTCTCAGTGAGGTCTTCTCAAAATTCGACGACGGGAAACCGTCGGAGAACAAGAGGGCCACTACCTGGGAGAAGTTTATCCAAGCTGAGAGAGAATGTCTCATCACGAATAAACGCTTTAACTGGAGGATCACGCCCGTTCATTTGGAACGGGCTGGCGTGCACAGCGTTTTACATGTTGCTGCGCGGAAAATCTCCTCCATTCTAGGCGAGTTTTCATGGGATGAGGCGTTCGAGGGATTCGGCTTCGGTCCGGGGGCGACATATAGTCTCCCCCGTCGGAAGTCGGACGCCGTCTACAAATTTGACGGCCCTGCCGTCACAACCGTAGGGAACCTTGCTGCCGCCCGTGCTCTTCTTCGAGCATGGCCCCTCTGGCAAGAGGGTGTGCTTTCGCACAAGCATCCTTGGCACATTGTGCCTGGGAACAAGGTATGTACTGTTCCGAAGAACTATAAGACGGATAGAACCATTGCTATCGAGCCCGATCTGAATATATTCGTTCAGAAAGGGATCGGGGCGATGATTCGCAAACGTCTTAGGAGAGCTGGAATCGACCTCAATAGCCAAAAGGAAAATCAGGAT